TATCCTTGTCCTCGCTCCACATCCTCTCCCAATTGAAAGATCGGTGCAAACTGAGTGTCTTATACATCAAGCCAAATACATCCGCTCTTACCGGCCAATCTGAGTTGATTGAGCGCTCCGTGTATTATATTATGCAGGAATATGCCCGTTCGGGCTTGTTTGAGAGCCTTTACCTCGTTGAGAACGAGAGAGTTGAGAAATTGCTCGGAGGATTGCCGGTTATCGGCTATTATGACCAGATTAATGATACAATCGCATCAACCATTCACATGGTTAACGTGTTTGACAATACTAAATCTGCCATCAACACATTCTCTGATATACACGAGACCTCCCGAATTGCCACCTTTGGAATCATTAATCCAAAGACTGGTGAAGAAACTAGTCTTTTTGGGCTTGACAATGTACGCGAAAAGAGGTATTATTTTGCAGTACCGGAGAAGAAGCTAGAAACAGACAATCAGCTTCTTTCAAGGGTACGAGAGCAGGTCGGAAATGAACAGGGTTCCTCATATGGCATTTATTCCACAAAGTACCAAGTTGATTACACTTATTCAGTTTCAAGAAGCTCTCAGGTGCAAGAAAGCGAAAAAAAGTGAAAAAAGTACTTGAACATTTCAACCACCTGTGCTACAATCAGGGGCAGATGTTCAAGAGATTTGTTGAGCATACTTTAGCATAAAACAGGAGAATGTAAATGGCTATTGATTTGGAAAAGATGAAGTCAAAGATGGCTTCACTCAAGAGTGATGGTAATAATCGAAAGGATATGTTCTGGCGTCCACAAGACGGAGAGCAGACAATTCGAATCGTTCCGACGTCGGATGGAGATCCCTTCAAGGATTATTGGTTTCACTACAACCTGGGCACCAACCCGGGTTTTCTAAGCCCCAAGAAGAACTTTGGAGATGACTGCCCCCTTGACAACTTCGTCCGCGAACTCTTTAATGAGGGAACGGAGGATAGCATCAAGATGGCAAAGAACCTCATGGCACGTCAGCGTTTCTTCTCACCCGTACTAGTACGAGGTGAAGAGGAGAAGGGTGTCCGTATCTGGGGATACGGAAAGACAGCCTATCAGGAGTTGTTGAGTCTCGTGCTCAATCCTGATTACGGTGACGTAACAGATGTCAAGGAAGGAACGGATATCGTTCTGACCTATGGCAAGCCCGTAGGAGCCCAGTTCCCGCAGACTACCCTAACCCCCCGTCGACGATCCTCCCCGTTGACAAAGACAGAGGAGCAGACCGAGACATTTCTAGAAAGTATCCCAGACTTTAATGAACTGTTCGATCGCAAGACCCCCGAACAGGTTCGGGAAATGCTTGATAAGTTCCTCCTAGGCGAAGAGGATGCCGAATCCGCCTCCACTGAAACCACTCGCTACGGCAAAGACGTCGCGACTGAGGTCAGTTCGGTTGATAAGGCATTCAATGAGCTTCTTGGCTAAAACCCCATAGCCACTGAGAGGGGGAGGGTACCCCAACCCTCCTCCTCTTTTATTATAACTTAGGAGACAAGATTTTGAAATCAAAGAATACTGCTGCCGGCCGCCTATCTATCGCGGATATGCGGAGCCTAATCAATAAGAAGGCTGGAGCAAATGTAGCTCATAATTTGAGCGAAGAAAATCCAACAGAGGTCGTTGAATGGATTTCAACAGGGTCCCGTTGGCTTGATTCGATTGTTTGTCGTGGAAAATTGGCCGGCATCCCGGTCGGCAAGATTACAGAGATCGCAGGCTTGGAGGCGACGGGGAAGTCATATATGGCAGCCCTCGTCGCGGCTAACGCTCAGAAGATGGGAATCGATGTTGTATACTTCGATTCCGAGTCAGCTATTGACCCTGACTTCTTGGAGCGCGCCGGCTGCGATCTCTCCACCCTATTGTATGTTCAGGCACAATCTGTTGAGTTTGTTCTTGAGACCATCGAAGATCTCTTGGGGAGCAATGAAAATAGAATGCTTTTTGTCTGGGACTCTCTGGCCCTGACGCCCGCCATTTCCGACATTGAGGGGGATTTTAATCCCCTGTCGTCGATGGCTGTCAAGGCTCGAATTCTTGCAAAGGGCATGTCAAAATTGACGGTCCCGATTGCAAATACCCAATCAACGTTTTTGGTCCTCAATCAGTTGAAGACGAACATCACACGTTCGCCTTCCGAGGCAATGACGACACCCTACATGACCCCGGGTGGAAAGGCAATGATTTATGCCTACTCACTCCGCATCTGGCTCACTGGTCGCAAGGCCAAGGCTTCCTTCATTTACGATGACAACGGCTTCCGCATCGGTTCCGAGGTCAAGGTAAAGTTGGAAAAGAGCCGCTTCGGAACTCAGGGGCGTCAGTGCAATTTCAAGATCCTATGGGGCGACGAAATCGGTGTTCAAGATGACGAAAGTCTTTTTGATGCCATTGGTTCCTCCAAGGCTCTGCAACGCTCCGGCGCGTGGTTTTCTCTTCTTGATGAAGGTGGAGAGGTGCTTGGCAACAAGTTCCAACAAAAACAATGGGTTGAGCGAATGAAAGATCAAGTTTTCCGTGACCGAGTATATACTATTATGGAAGAAGAGGTTATCATGAAGTTCGCCAACCGCGAAGGTGATGCCTCGGCTTTCTATGAGATACCAGAAGAGTAGAGAAATGAGAAAAGTATTTATTGTTGTCATCATGGCAACGATGTTCCTCGCCCCCGCCTGCACGCACCGGGTTGTTGTTCAAGAACGAGTTTGTACAGAGGGCGGACAAGAGTGTTACACTTGGCCCGTTGTTCGATACTTTCGTCGTTAAAATGGAAATTTCTAAAAAGCAGGAAAGGTATTTCGAGTTGACTAGGCGCCTCGCCTATCAAAGCGATTACGAGGGGTTCCGCCATGGCGCAATCCTTCTTAGGGGAGGCTCGGTAATCAACGCCTCCTTTAACAAATCAAACTTCTGCTCCTTTGGTCAGCAGTTCCGCGAGCCGAATACTGGCTCCGCCACACTCCATGCTGAACTCGGAACCATCTTGGGCGTTGATAGGTCCAGAACTCAGGGGTCCGATGTTTACGTTGCTCGTATCAATAATGATGGCGTTTTCCGTATGTCAAAGCCCTGTCCGATGTGTCAGAATGCGATGAGATATTGTGGTGTTTCCCGCGTTTATTACACCACCGGCGAAGGAAGCGGAATAGAAATGATGAAGCTTTAAGATTCTCTGAACTAAATAATATGTTTAGGGGAGAAGTTCTTATGCTTGATTTAACAGTTATTCGCAGAGCATTGGAGAGAGAAGTGCTAGCACAGGATGAACGAAAGGAGCATCTCGGCGAGGCGTTGATCTTTTTGGAAAGATTAGAGCGGAAAGATTACAGGGACGAGGATGAGTTGGAAAACTTCGAATTAGATCTTTGTGCAATAATAAAAGAGTTGAAAATAGATATTGACAATCATGAAGAATAGTGTTAGTATTCTAGAATGAATAAACGACTGCTAATTATCGACGCCCTCAATATGTATTATCGGGCGTATATCGTAGACCCCAGTCTTTCAGCCAATGGCCAGCCTATTGGGGGAACAAAGGGTTTTCTTAAAATTCTACAAAAACTTGTTCGCGAGACAAAGCCAGATCACGTGGTCATTGCGTGGGACGGAGGCTCTAGTCGTCGCAGAGCAGTTCAAAAAAACTACAAGGAAGGCAGAAAACCAATCAGGCTCAACCGGTCCATCCGCAATCTTTCAGAGAATGAAGAATTGCAGAATAAAATGTGGCAACAGGCACGACTGGTAGAATATCTAAATACGACCCCGCTCTGCCAGACCATGGTGGAAAATCTTGAGGCTGATGATATCATCGCCTTTGTTTCAGGAATGCCGGAGTTGAAAGACTGGCAAAAGATTATTGTTAGTTCCGATAAGGATTTCATTCAGCTTTGCTCCGGTAAAACTGTCCTCTATCGTCCCGTACAGAATGAGATTTTGAACGAAAAACGTATCGTTGAGGGCTTCGGCATCCACCCCAACAACTTTGCCCTGGCCCGGGCCATCTGTGGCGATAAGAGTGACAATTTGCCCGGTGTTGGTGCCGTCGGTTTGAAGACTGTTGCAAAAAGATTTCCCTTTCTTGAAGAAAGTAACTCGCATACGGTTGACAAAATTGTCGAAACATGTAAGAATGAGGAAAAGCCGCTCAAGGTACACAATAATATCCTAGAGAAGCTTGAACTCGTAGAGCAGAATTACAAGATAATGCAACTTTATATGCCTTCTATCTCACCACAATCAAAGGCAAAAATCAAAAAGTGCGTTCTTGAGACAGATAAATCATTCAACAAAACTCTAATTCATGCTATGATGCTTGAAGATGGTTTTGGGGTCTACGACTGGTCGACACTTTTTCAAACCCTGAAACGCATTTCCGTAACCTAAAGGAAACAAGTGGAAAAGGCTAGTTTTTCCAAATACGGCAAGGACTTCCAAGAGAAGCTTGTCAAAATGCTACTGGATGACCGCGGGTTTTCAGACCAGATGTCAGAAGTGATTAATATCAACTTCTTTGAGCTTGGCTACCTTCAGTTGTTTGTACGCAAGTTGTTTGAATATAAGGAGAGATATAGTGTTCATCCGTCGTATGCGACGATGAGTACAATTCTTCGGTCTGAGCTTGATAACGAAAGTGATGTTTCAAAAAAGCAGGTAAGGGATTTTTATGTCCGCCTTGTCACGACCGAGGGCCTCGATGCCGATGGCATGGCCTACGTCAAGGAAGTTTCTCTGGATTTCTGTAGAAAGCAGAAGCTCAAAGAAGCGATCCTCAAATCTGTTGAACTGATCAACACTTCTTCTTTCGACGATGTGACTGGTCTAATCAACGATGCCATTAAGCTTGGGGCTGAGAACAATTTCGGCTACGACTACAAGGCAGACTTCGAGGAAAGATTTCTCCTCAAGGCTAGAAATCCCGTGACCACTGGCTGGAAGATTATCGACGATCTCTGTAAGGGCGGCTTGGGCAAGGGTGAACTTGGAGTGGTCATCGCCCCCACCGGAGCGGGCAAATCGATGGCCTTGGTCCACTTGGGCGCCGAGGCAATAAAGCTCGGCAAGAATGTGGTACATTACACACTAGAACTTCAGGATACCGTCGTCGCCGGCCGGTACGATAGTTGTATCACAGGTGTACAGTTGAGAGACCTCATTGATTTCAAGGACGAGATCTATGAGACGGTCAAGGATATTGAAGGAAACTTGATTGTAAAAGAGTACCCAACAAAGTCAGCATCGCCGGCTAATATCAAAAATCATCTAGAAAAATTAAAAAATCGTGACATAAAAATCGATATGATTATCGTAGATTACGCCGATTTGCTCCGTCCCCGCACCGCACACAAGGAGAAGAGAATAGAATTGGAGTCTATTTACGAAGAACTCAGGGCAGTCGGCCAAGAGTTTGAGTGTCCAGTATGGACAGCATCACAGACAAATAGATCAGGGCTAAATGCGGAAGTCATTACAATGGAGTCGATATCAGAAGCATTCAACAAGTGCTTCGTCGCAGACTTCATCTTCTCAGTATCGAGAACGATTGAAGACAAAACTACAAATGGCGGCCGCATTTTCATTGCCAAAAACCGGAATGGCCCCGACGGCATTGTCTATCCCATTTTCATGGACACCTCAAATGTAACAATTAATGTGCTCTCGCAGGCCATGAGTGCAGTTGAGGCTATTGAAAAATCGGATAAAGAAAAGATGCAGGACTTGAAAGAAAAATATAAAAAACATAAAGAAGCGGGGAGGTCTTAGAATTATGATTGGAAGTTTTTTGGACTCGGACAAAGACAAATTGTCCAGAGATATTTTGTCAGATATTACGGTGCATATGAAGTATGCGAGGTATTTGCACAACAAGAAGCGTCGCGAGACGTGGGCAGAGATGGTTGATAGAAACAAGTGCATGCATATAAAGAAGTACCCGGCACTGTGGGATGAGATTGACAGCGCTTATGCGTTGGTTGAGGGGAAAAAGATTTTGCCCTCAATGAGGTCCATTCAGTTCGGAGGAAAGCCCATTGAGGTGGCGCCAAACAGAATTTATAATTGTGCCTTTCTCCCCGTCGATGATTGGCGAGCATTTAGCGAAACGATGTTCCTGCTCTTGGGCGGAACGGGAGTGGGATACAGTGTACAGGCACATCATGTCGAAAAACTTCCCGAGATTCAGAAGCCGAACCCCGATCGAACCCGGCGCTTTCTCATCAATGACTCCATTGAGGGTTGGGCAGACGCCGTAAAGGCCTTGGTCCGGTCCTACT